ATGTTTTATTAGAGATAAAAAGCGGAGAAGTAACGTGTAAAATAAAAACTTCTTACTTTGATTTTTCTAATCAAGTAGAAAATGTTAAACTTGCAATGCAAAATTATCACTATACAGTCAAGATTATATGAAACACCTTTTAAGTAGTTCAGCATTTTTAGTATTGAATAAAGAATTAGCAAGGCAAATAGGATTGAAAGAATCAGTCCTACTTGCTGATCTAATAAGCAAAGAAGAATATTTTATAGTAAACGGAATGACTGATGGTTGGTTTTTTAATACTGAGGCTAATATTCAAAAAGACACTACACTAACACCATTTCAACAAAGAAAGTGTATTAAAACACTTAAAAAGCATCAAATAATAGAAACTAAACGTAAAGGTGTACCTGCTAAACAATACTTTAAAATAAATGAACAACTAGTTGTGAAGTTTCTTAACAACTTGTCATTAACAAAATGCACAACTATTAATAAGAATAAAGTAATAACAATACATAATAAATATTTTATTAAGCCAACGAATTTAGAAGTTCAAGATTATTGTAAACAAAGGAATAATAATATAGATGCAGAAGCTTTTATAGATTTTTATGAATCAAAAGGTTGGATGATTGGTAAAAATAAAATGAAGGATTGGAAATCAGCAGTAAGAACTTGGGAAAGAAAAGAAGTAAAAAAGCCAAAATCAATGAGTAAAATACATCAGCATTTACAAAAAAATATGAATGTAAAAGAAAAACTAAAAAAACAATTAAAAAATGAGATTAATTAAAACAATGTCAAAAGAAGATTTGCTGATGTGTTCAGTAGATTTAGTTAGCAAGACTTACATAGGTTTAGGACAAAACAATGTAGAAGAAGATACAATAATGATAATGTCAAAAGACTTAGCCAAAGATTTAGAAAGAATTTATAAAAACTTTTATTTTGAAGATGCTGAAAATGCTTTTTATGAGGGGATAAGAGCAGACATAAAAACTGATTTTATACACTTTAATATTCCTATTTATATTAGATGGTTAAAAAGTCATAAATCATTAATATGGGAAGCTAGAGCTCAGTTTGATAGTGGTGAAGATCCTAAGCAAATTTTATATTATAGACCTGAACCAAAACTATTAAAATGAAAACAAAAGAAATTGTAAGAGAATTACTAAAAACTAAACCATCTTTGAAAGATGATGATAATAGGTTATGTACTCACATTTGGTTTAAAGAGATAGAAGCTATGAATATTGATCCATATAAACAGAACACAACAGATTTTTTAAGATTATATGCTAAGGGTAAATTTACATTAGCTCCAAGTATAAAAAGAGCAAGAGCAAAACTCCAGGAAGAAGAACCTGAATTTAGAGGTAAAAAATATTATATGAGAAAAGGAACTTATCAAAATGAATGGCGTAAAAAACTAGGATATGAAGAAAACAATAAGTAAATTAAAAAAAGAACTAGACAAATGGTTTAGTCTTTACATCAGAATCAGAGAAGCAACAGATGAAGGATTATGTCAATGTTTCACTTGCGGAAAGGTATTGCATTACAAACAAATGCAAAATTCTCACTTTCAAAGTCGTAAGCATCATTCAACTAGATGGAATGAACAAAATTGCCAAAATGGTTGTGTAAAATGTAATGTTTTTAATTATGGCGAACAATGGAAATTCGGTCTTAATTTAGATTTAAAATATGGACAAGGAACTTCAGAAGATTTAGAACTTTTATCTAGATCAGTATTTAAAAAAGCAAGATGGGAATATGAAGATGATATAAGTTATTATAAAAATATTGTTAATAATTTAAAATTAGAAAAAGGATTAGAGTAAACATTTCTATTAATTTTGAATATGCTTAAACCTATATATTCCAGTCAAGAGCATAAGGCTATTGTAGAACTATATATTAATATGTGTAAGGAGTTCGCTAAAGATGTTAGCAATAAGCATAAATACCATAATTTTTTAGATGTGATAGACACAATAATAGAGTACCATAATAACTATGGAAAAGGAATGAGAGAAGAAGGAAATTTTTATGATTGGATAATGATTATACCAATAAATCTATCAGTAGCTATAAATGGGTTTTTTGCAGGATTAGAAACAAAAAGAAATGCAGCCACTATTAGAAGTTATAAAGTTATATTGGAACAACTTTTGTATGAATCAGTAGAAAAGATAGATAATATAGAACCTACAAATGACTGATATATATACTGAAATATCTAAATTGACTGATAAATTTAGAACAATGTGTTTTGGCATAACTACTGATGAAAACAAAATACATAATGCAGTACAAGAGTTAATGCTGTATTTTTTACAAATGAATCCTGATACATTAAAAAGTATATGGGAAAAAGATGGAAAGACAGGGATAATACGTTATGGAGCAGTAGTTTTAAGAAGAGCTTTAACAAGTCCAAGAAGTAATTTTTACTATAAGTATGAAAAATATTATAAGCATATTGATAGTTTTAATAGTAATGCTAGTCAGTCTATCACTAATATTGATTATGGAGGTGATGCTATTTATTATAAGAATCTATCAAATATTTCTGAACAACAAGAAGAATATCAATGGACAAAATTAGAAGAGATAGATTTAATTTTAGACAAACAAACGTGGTATGATAAGAAGATATTTGAATTATATTATTCAGGAGAAACATTAGATAGTTTAGCTAATAAAACAAAGATAAGTAGAAACAGTTTATTCACAACAATAGATAAAGTAAGAACAATATTAAAAAAAGAATTAAATGAAGATATATGATCCTGTAAAAAATGATAGCTTTGTGATGATGTTTGGCTTTAAAAGTCCTAATTGGTAAAAGAAATGAATAGGTTTTTTGTAGAAAATGAAGTCTATGAAGATAGAATAGAAATCTGTAAAGGATGTACTTACTATTACAAGCCAACAGGTAGCTGTAAGATATGTATGTGCTTTATGAAAATCAAGGCACGTATAGCTAACCAATCTTGTCCTCAAAAGTATTGGCATAAAACATCAGAGGTTATGAAAGCTCCTGATGACTTACCAAAAGAAATAATAGATGAAATATTAGATATGTGGAAAGACTTAAAAACAGGTAGAGCTAAAGATGTAACAGCCAAGAAAAAGATGATAGAAACATACAACACAATTTACAACACTAATTATCAAACAGGTACTAATTGCGGTTCTTGTATATCTACTTGTTTTGATGGAATTAAAAAACTATATAAAAAATACAGCGAATGAGTTATCTAGCACACTTAAAGAGAACAAAGATGCACCACTCAGAAAGGTGGATAGTAAAAACAAATGAAGATGGTTTAGTTAGGGAAGTGAAATTAATTTACAGTCCTGAAGAATATAGAAAGTTTAAAAAAGCTAGACCTTTACATACACAAAATGGTTTAATAAAAATACTAGAAAATGACAAAGAAAGAAGATTACAAAAAAAGTCCTGAACCAAGCTATTACACAGGAAAGCTTTATGGTTATTCAGCAAAGAACATTGTAGATGATTTTCAACTTAGTGCCTGGACATCACAAGCAGTACAATACATATTAAGAGCAGGTAAAAAAGAGGGAAACTCACCTGAGCAAGATATACAGAAAGCAATCAATGTACTACACTTTGAATTAGACAAACTCTATGAACAAAGCAAAACAAGAACAGGAGGATTAGCACAATGATTAGTAAAGATACAATAGAACTTGTAAGTTGGAAACAAGTAGTAAAAAGATATAATTATAAAGAAAGCAAAAACAAAGGCACTAGATTTGGTTTAAAATTAGAACTAAATGGAATGAACGATATTCAATTCATTTGGTGTGAAACTAATTTAGAAAGAAGAAAGTTGTTTAAAACTATAATTAGAATAGCTAAGGATGAAGGTAGAGATTTAAAGATAATAGAATGATATGACACTATACAAATGTAAATGCGGTAATGAAGAAGAGATAGGAAAAACTACAATAGCTTTAAGAGATGGTAGGTGGAGAACTATACAAGCTAAATGCATTTGCGGTTTATGGATGGAAAGTGAGCCTGAAGAAGGTATGCCAAGTATAAGAAGAACAGAAGCATCATTAAGTAAAAAGAAAAAAGGAGATAGACTTTGGGATAGTGCTAAAGAAAAGCTAGTAGGAGAAAGAGGAATTAATGAATCATTTGATTAATGAACTTTGTAGTAAACACAACACAAGACAAGCAGACATTATTCAGCTACTTAAAAGAGTTAGGAACTGATTATATAGTAAAGGTAAAGAAACAAAGAAACAATAGAAGCAATATGCAGAACAATTACTATTGGGCTTGTATAGTACAGCCATTAGCATCAGAGCTAGGTTACTTTCCTGATGAAATGCACGATACACTTAAAGTAAAGTTTGCTAGTGAATGGCAAAGCATAGAGATAAACGACAAACAGATAGGACTTCAAACAGTAAACAGTACGGCAAGAATGAACACAAAAGACTTTGAGGTGTATGCAGATCAAATAAGGATATGGGCTTTAACAGAACTAGGTGTAAGACTAATGCTACCAAATGAATTCAAGTAATTTCTATTATATAGTACAGCTTGATTAATCAAATTATTTCAAAATGAATACACACGGAGGTAAAAGAACAGGAGCAGGTAGAAAGGCAAAAGCAGAAGAACAAAAGCTAATAGAGAATTTAACACCTATGAATGAAATGGCTTTAGATTCATTAAAAAAAGGATTAGAGAAAAAGGAACAATGGGCAGTTAAGTTATTCTTTGAATACTTCTATGGTAGACCTCAGCAAAGAGTTGATGTTACAACTAATGAAGAAAGTCTTAATATGCCACTTATAACATTTATAGACCCTGAAACTGAGTAAGAAATATAATCCACTATTCCAATCTGATGCACGTTATTTTATAATAACAGGTGGTAGAGGATCAGGTAAGTCTTTTGCAGTAACAGTCTTTCTTACTTTACTTACAATGACAGAAGGCATAAGAATACTATTTACAAGGTACACAATGACTTCAGCTCACTTATCAATCATTCCTGAGTTCCTGGAAAAGATAGGGTTATTAGGATATGAAGATGTATTTAACATAAACAAGTCTGAAGTAGTAAACACTAAAAACAAAAGTGATATACTATTTAGAGGTATTAAAACATCAGCAGGAAATCAGACAGCTAGTTTAAAATCATTAACAGGAGTTTCTAATTGGATTCTTGATGAAGCAGAAGAACTTATTGATGAAGATATTTTTGACACAATAGACTTAAGTATTAGAGAAAAGAACATACAGAATAGGATTATACTTATACTGAATCCTGTTACAAAAGAACATTGGATATACAATAGATTCTTTCAGAACAAAGGTGTAGAAGCAGGTTTTAATGGATTTAAAGACAATGTATGCTATATACATAGTACATACCTAGACAACAAAGATAATCTCTCTAAGAGCTTCTTAGAACGTATTAAAGACATAAAGCATAGAAACTTTAAGAAGTATCAGCATAAGATATTAGGGGGGTGGTTAGATAAAGCAGAAGGTGTTGTGTTTGAGAATTGGAGTATAGGAGAATTTAATCCTAATAACTTACAAACATCTTGCGGAATGGATTTTGGTTTCTCAGTCGATCCTGATAGTCTTGTTGAAGTAGCTATTGATAAAAAGCATAAGAAGATATATTTAAAAGAACATATATATAAGAATGGTTTAAAATCACACGATTTAGCTAAGATAGTTTTAGATAAGGTAGGTGATAAGCTTATAATAGCAGATTCAGCAGAACCAAGACTAATAGAAGATTTAAGACATTTAGGAGTTAACATAAAGCCTGTAAAGAAAGGAACTATTGAAAGCGGAATAACAAGGATGTTAGATTATGAGTTAATAGTAACTCCTGAATCAACAAACATAGCTAAAGAAATGAATAACTATATATATGCAGATAAAGGCTCTAAGTTATATGTAGACAATTACAATCATTCAATTGATGCTATCCGTTATAATTGCATATACCATTTAGATAATCCTAATGCTGGTAAATATTTTGTACAATAAAAAAAGGGTGGTAATAAATACACACCCCCTTTTTGCAAGATTCACAACTAAAACGTGGCAAATATAAACATTTTAAACTAAATATCAACTTTTTCTATTATATAGTATATGAAGGTCAAAATTAAGAAGCAGGGCAAAGTAAAAGAGTTCAAGCTAATCAATAAGTGGTCAGATGTAACTCTTGAAAAATGGTTAAAATTAATAGACTTTCATAATGGAAGTAAGAGTAGTGAAGCAACAGAAACAATAGCAGCTTTGTCTGATATTCCTAAGAAGCTAATAAAGCAACTGGAATTAAAAGATGTAGCAGTTATAATGGGTAGAGTTGCTGAGTTACAACAGAAGCAGAATAGTTCTTTAAAAAAGATAATAGAGGTAGAGGGTAAAGAGTATGGGTTTCATCCTGATTTAGATAGTATAACATTAGGAGAATATGCAGATATAGAAACATTTATTAAGAATGATATTCAAAAGCATTTACCTGAATTGATGGCAATACTTTATAGACCAATAACAGAACGTGGAGAAAATGGTGTATATACTATTGCAGCCTATGATGGTAATATACGGATTAGGACAGAGCAAATGAAGAAAATGTCAGCAGAGCAAGTGCAAAGTGCACTGGTTTTTTTTTATCATTTAGGGAACGTATTGTTAACGACTTTGCCATCATATTTGATGGATCGGCTCAAGGAAATGAAGATGCAGTCGCAACAGAATCCTTTGCAGAAAAATGGGGTTGGTTTGGAGTAATGTATAGATTGACAAATGGTGAAATAGTAAACTTAGAAAGAATAACAAATCTTAGCTTGTTAGAATGTTTAACCTGGCTAAGTTATGAAACAGATTTAAACTCACAAAATAAAGTAAAATATGGCAGTAAGCAATAAGACATATAATAACGTAGTTAATACAATAGCTAGACTAGGGCAATACCACGAACAAATATCAACAGTATCTATTGGAGATATATACGATATTAACTTAGAAAAGTTAGAGAAGTTTCCTTTGCTTCATATAAATCCAATAAGCGTAACAACAGGAGATTCACAGTTAGTATATAACTTTCAACTATTTATAATGGATATGGTAAGTGAAAAGAATGATTGGCAGACTAAACAACATTCAGAATTAACTAAGTTAATAGACACTAAAAGTAATGAGCAAGAAGTATTTAATCAATGCTTAGATATAGCAACAGATTTTATAGGAATGTTAAGACATAGTTCAAGGCAATCACAAGAGGGTACAAATGATATTAATGCACCATTATACTTTACACAAGACCAATTTACAATAGAGCCATTCCAAGAGAGGTTTGACAATCTTTGTTGCGGTTGGGTGTTTCAAATAGGTGTTAAGGTTATGAATGACTTTGATACTTGTATAATTCCTGTAACTGATTTAGGAGCAGGGTACTAATGAAATTTAGAATAGGTAAATATAGAATAGAAATAGGATTTTTTAAAATAACAATAAAAATATAATTATGGCAGATTTAGTAACAACCTTATCAGAAAGTGTAACCTTAAATGGTTCTGTAAGAGGTTCATCAAACTCAGTAACAACAACAGGAATAGTAGATGTATTTGAAAGGATATTAACTTGTACCCATTCACAAACAACAACTGTAGCGGTTTTTAATTCAACACCTCACGGAGCAGCAGGGGCTTTAGATGTAGAAAATTGTAAGTATTTAAGGATAACAAATTTAAGTACAGATCAAGATATGAAAGTGGCTTTAGTTACTGCTAACACAAATTATCAAGTAACTGTAAGGGCAGGTGGTTCACATATACTTTTTCAAGCAGAAGAAGCATTAATAGGAGAAACAGATGCAAGTCCTGCTTTTCCAACATTAGAAGATATAGTTACTGTGCAAGTAAGACCCGCAGCAACAACTGATGTGCAAGTAGAAGTGTTTGCAGGTCTTGTATAATGAAAACCGCTAATATAGAAAGGTACTTAAATAGCTTTGGCAAGCAAGTAGTAAATAGAGCAAAAGGCAATGTTCAAAAAGCTAAAGGAGGTGGAACGGCTTTAGAACAGTCAATACGTTTTGAAATTGTTACTGATAATGATGGCTTTACAGTACAATTCTATATGGCAGATTATGGAACATTTGTAGATAAAGGTGTTTCAGGAAATAAACAACAACAGAAATTTAAAGATTATAAAGGCAAAGTTATTACAAGTCCTTATAAATATACTACCAAACAACCACCACCAGGATTATTAGCTAAGTGGATAAGTAAAAAAGGAATAAAAGGAAGAGATAAAAAGTCAGGCAGATTTATAAGCAATATGTCTTTAGCTTTTATAATAGGTAGAAAAATTAAAAGAGATGGAATTAAAGGAATTAGTTTCTTTCAAAAACCATTAGGATTAGGACTTAAACAATTTGGAAAGGATTTATTAAGTAATGTAAAAGAAGATATAATAGAAGGTTTAACAACAGTAAAATAATGGCATATTCAAATTCAACAATAGAACAAGCACCCCTTTATGACCAACTACCTGTTGGGCAAGAAATTATATTTGTAGTTTCTAACACCCCTTTGGTCTCTACTGAAACAAAAGTGAAGTTTTGTGCAGAGGTGTATATAAGTGGTGATGACCCTGCAAATCCTAACGCAGCTATTTCTAGTGATTTAATAGGTACTTTTAAAACAACCCCTAACAATGCAGGTGTAGGTATATTTGACTTTAGAAATGTTATAGAAAACTATGTGTCAGCAGATAATATGGCTTCTAATGGAAGTGCCTACAAAACAATATCAACAACTGATAATACCCCACACCCATTACAAATAATTGATAAATATTCTTTAAGCGATAATTCAGTTAGGTATATGGTTATAAGGTTTTATGCTGAATATTTAGGTGCAGATGCATCAACACCTACTGCTGTCTCTAAGGCGACAGGAACAGAACAAGATTCAGCTCAATTAATTTTATTTAATGGCTACTTAAAGCATACTGATTTACTAGGTATTTTTAATTCTAATTTTGGTTATAGTCTAAATGACTTTACACTAGATGGTCAAACAAAAAATTTCTTAAGCAATGCTCCTACTACACAAGAAGCTTTCCTTAATGATTATGGAACACTATCATTTTTAGCCTTTACAGGTAATGTTTCTTATATTAAATTAACTTACACAAGCTTTGCAGGGGTGGCACTTGGTAATGAACAGGTACTAGTAAATGCAGCAAATGGAGCGTATGATGGCACTTATGATGCAATAGCAAATCAACAATTATTACATTTCGGTTGTTTTCCTGGGAACTTACAAAATTGGAACGCTACTTGGCAAAGCTCTATATTTCAAGAAGCTATACAAGGAGGGTCTTATTTAGTTCAGGCTTTTGATGCGGCTGATGGTAGGGCTTCAGGAAGATATACTATTAATGTAAATTGCCCTAAATTTAAAGGGTATGAAAGTATTAGACTTTGTTGGTTGAATCAATGGGGTGTTTGGGATTACTATACATTTACTCAAAAATCAATAAGAAATATATCTACACAAGGAACTACATATCAACAGCTGCAAGGTACTTGGAATGAAAATAGGTACAGAATAGACACTTACAGGGGTGGTAAAAAAGCATTTAGAGTTAATGCTACTGAAAGAATAATAATGAATACAGATTTTGTCAGTGCAGATTATAATACAATGTTTGAAGAGTTAATTAACAGTCCCGAAGTGTATTTGTTAGATGATTATCAAACTGATATTTCATTTGCTGCTTTAAATCAATATGTAACTCCTGTAAGGCTTACAACATCAAGCTTTACAAGAAAGACAGTAGCTAATGATAAGCTAATACAATACACATTTGAAGTAGAAAAGAGTAAAACACTAAGAACACAAGCAGTATAATGAGCATACAACTAATAGTATACCCACAAAGTTTTGATGGTTCACGAAACCCTATTACAGGTTATTCATCTCAATTTATAGTAGATGGTATTAATTTTACAACTGTTAACACATCAACATCTTCTTTAAATTTACCTGTACCAACTTACACATCAGCTATAAGTAATATGTCAGTTATACCTTTGAACAGTTGGTATAGGTTTAGTGGAGATGGTTCAGAAGTTAGAGAAATATCAGGAGCAATTACAATTGAAGCTTCAAAAGGTATCATACAAAGATTGTCTAATTTGTCAGCAGGAGGTATGTATACTTTTACAATTGATGTTGCTACTTATGCTTCAACATTAGAATTACAACAATACTCAGGTACAGTTTTGCAAGGAACATTTCCAATTTCTAGCACAGGATTAAGCACCATTCAGTTTGAAGCACAAACATCATCAGATACTTTGTTAATTTACAGCACAGCAACCAATATAATTAATAATATATCAGTTATTCCAACAGGAATACAGCCATCAGGAGCAATTCAGGCTTTGGAAGATGGACAGGTTATATGTGATTTATATGAAGATGAAGATATACCATTAAGCTTAAGTGTAGATGATTTTAAAAATGTAGCAGAAAAGGTGCAATCATATTCAAAGGCATTTAACTTGCCAGGAACAAAAAGAAACAATAAAATATTTGACAATTTATTCTCAATAACAAGGGCAAATGATGGAGTTATTTTCAATCCTTATGTAAAGACACAATGTAAATTAAAGCAAGATGGCTTCATATTGTTTGAGGGTTATCTTAAAATGATAGACATACAAGACAAACAAGGAGAAATAAGTTACAATGTAAATCTATATTCTGAAGTAATCGCTTTAGCTGATGTTTTAAAAGATAGGCAATTTAGGGATTTAGACTTTTCTGAACTAGCACATCCTTATAACAAAACACAAATAAAAAATAGTTGGAATGATGCAGGAACAGGAATAACCTGGACTAATTCTAACACTTCAGGGTTCAGGGATTATGCAACATTAAAATACCCTTTTTGTGATTGGAATCACCAAATGGTTATAGCCAACAATCCTGGAGGAGCTTCAGGACCTACTGATGGATTTCCTGAACTTACTTCTTTAGAACAAGCATTTAGACCTTTTATAAATATTAAATATTTAATAGATAGAATATTTACACAAGATGATTTCCCTTTTAGTTATGAAAGTGCTTTTTTTGACACTACTGATTTTAAAAAATTGTATATGGACTTTAATTGGGGTTCAGACAGATATTCATTAGAACCAACAACAGGAGAATTTACTAATACTACTACTGTTCATTTATCTACTACTTCTTTTGCTAATTATATTTTAAACGATTTTAGTGGGTACTCTTCAGATTTAAATTATGATGGAGCAAATCATAGGTTTGTTGCAGCTAATAATAATACCCAATATAATATAAGTCCTGTAATTAGATTTATTTCAACAGGAACTCCAACAGGTGGAATGAATGTTAGAATTGCACATAGAAACAGTGGAGGGGCATTAATACAAGAATATGAGAATCATTATCTTACAGCTAATGTTTCTGATTATTTTGTTACTGTACAAGTAGTTCTTGCACAAAATGATACATTGCAAGTAGAATGGAAATCAGATGTTGCAGGGGAATACCAACAATCGTTAAGTGGGAATGTAATAGTAGCATCTACTGGTGGGGTATTAATGACTACAAATACTTTTTTACAAACTTTGAGGGGAGAATTAAACCAATGGAAGTTTCTAAAAGGAATAATGACTATGTTTAATTTGGTGAGTATTCCTGATAAAAGCAGCCCTAATCATATTTTAATAGAACCTTACAATGATGTGTTTTTAGAAAATTCAAATAGTAAGCAATGGAATTGGACAGATAAAATAGATGTAGGAGAATTTAAGCTAGAACCTTTTACTAGTTTAAATAAAAATACTAGCTTTAAGTTTGTAGAAGATGAAGATGATTGGGCATTTACTAATTACAAACTTCAAGTAAGTAATCATTTATATGGGAGCAACAAATGGGATGCATCAATAAGTTCTAATGGCAGGGCAACAATATTAGAAGGAACAAAAGAAATAATTGCAGAACCATTTGCAGCGACTGTTCCAAAACCATTAATGCCTCAATTTGCCGACTTTATTATTCCATCTCTTTATTCTTATAATCCTGATGATGGAACTTCAGAGGGATTTGACAACAGCCCTAGAATTATGTATAATAATGGGGTGCACACTTTACAAAATAGTGTAACTTATTTTATACCTGAACAAAATGGGTTATCTAGTGAGAACCAACCTGAATTTTTGCAATTTAGCCATTTATCAAGTATACCTACTGTTGCAGGAAGTACTCTTGATTTTCATTTTGGTATATGTCAATTAATTCAACCAATTGGAGCTTCTGTTGCTGATAATCTTTTCAACTTGTATTGGCTCCCATATTTTGCAGAATTATATGACCCTAACACAAGAATTATGACTATTAAAGTTAATTTAACTCCTGGAGACATATCTACATTTAGATTCAATGATACTGTTATAATTAAAAATAGAGAATTTAGAGTTAATAAAATAGACTATAAGCCAAACGACTTAGCAACAATAGAATTTATACTTATACCATAATGCCAACAATACCATATTTAAACGGATA